GGTTTAGATGAAGGCAATACTATATTTTATGATAGACATGCTGGACATTCTATTGAAATAAATAACAATACTTATCAAGTTATTAAGGCGCAAGACGTCGTCGTTGTTTTATGAGAAGGCTATCGGCAGGAGATTTAAAAGATCTTAATCTGCTTAAACACTATCGCATTATCCGTAAGTGGGCTTGTAAAAACAACGGCTTAACTGATGCTGATTTAGAATTACTTATTTATTTAGACTGTATAGATATGTTTACTATTAATGATTTTAAAATAGGTACATATTCATATAGTTGGGACAATAGAAGGTGGAATAAACTAATACAAAATGATTGGGTTGTAGTATGGAGACATAGAAATAGAACAACTCAAAAATATAATATATATAAAGTTTCTTTTAAAGGTAAACAATTAATACAAAGAATTTACCGTATAATGTTAGGTGAAGATGATATACCTACAAGTGAAAGCCAAGCAAATATGTCTAGTATTGGTAGTGGTTTATTAGGTGGACAAACCGCAGCGCAATTTGTAGCAAATCAAGTTGCACAAAACAATGCTGCTAATGCAGCTCAAAATCTTGCTCAAGCACAATTAGCTTCACAGGGAATATCATCTTTAAATCCAAACACAGGTATTGGTGGAGTGGCATCTCAAATAATGGGTGGAGTAAATCCAGCTCAAGGCGCAACATCAACTGTAGTAAATCAAGCAAATATAGGTATGGAGGGTTTTAATCCTGTAGCTTCAGCTTCAGCAAGCGATGCTCTTGAAGCAGGTGGAAATCCTTATGCTGATGATCCTGCAAATACTCTAACAGCGGGTATGGCGGTAGGTGAAGCACCAATTGCAACAGCTGGTAATTTTAATCCAAAAGTAGAGTTTGCTGCATCTCGTATGTTTGGACCGCAAAAATATAGAAAAAAACCATTAATAACATTTTAAGATAAAATTATGAATCATAAACATTATAAAGTAGACCCAGGCCACACTAAAGATATGGGTGGTAAAAGAGGTGGAATAGTTGGAGAGACTCATATATGGGACGGACCGTTAAGTCAAATAGGTAGATTACATGGCGAAGGTTCTAGTTCTGGTATATATGGTATGAAGTTAAAAACTGATGCTGTTCCTTATTCACCAGGTCCAATAACATTAAAAGCACAGAAATAAAATGACACTATTTAACAGAGCAATTCCGGTTTTATTAAGCGATACTATAAACATACCTCAACCAGGTGAATATATATCTGCTGCAAGTAGCACGGGTGGTGCAACGATAACCACAGCGGGTGCTGAATTTAAAGGTCAATATAATCCAGCTAGAACAGGTTATAGTAATAGAGTTGCGGTAGGCGACGTAGTATATGTAGATAGTAATGCTACAGGTCGTCCAGAATTTATTACTCAAGTAACAAATGTTGATAGTGATACGGTTTTAACAGTAGATCCACCAGTTGGAGGAATTGCTGCACCTTATAATTATAAAATATATAGAAGTAATGGAGGATTAAACAATGTAACTGCAGGTAATCCAGGTTATACATTAATCGGACCATTTTCTACAAACACAATATTAAACGTAATACCAGCTGGTCAGGATAGTCCAGTTTTTATTAAGCCAAATGATACATCAGATTTAGGTATGGAACAAGTATTAGTACAAAGAGTACTTTCTACAGACTCAGTCGATGTAACAGAATATGGTTTGGTAGCATTACAAAAGTCAGACGATTAAATAAATAAATAAAAGTAAAAATTAGAAATTATGGGATACAAACAAAACAATCCGCTACCGATGATGAAATCAGCTATGAAAATGATGAAGGCTGAAAGAAAAGCAGGTATGCACAGAGATTCAGCTATGTACATGAACTCACCAATGTACAGTGGTCATTCACCTATGGAAATGGGACATGATTCACCAGCTAAAAAACATGATTCACCAATGCATAAAGAAGAATCAAGAGAATTAAAAGATATGCCAATAGTAGATATTGAAAAAGGTGACGCTAAAGGTGATATGAAAAAAGGTTCTCCAGCAAAAGCTGCTAAACCAGATTATATTGATATTGATGGTGATGGCAACAAAGAAGAATCTATGAAAGAAGCTGCTAAAGATAAAAAAGGTTCTCCAGCTAAGAAATATGACAGAGTTGTAGAAGGTGGAAACAAAGGAGATAAATCAAAGACTAAACCTGGTAAAAAAGATTATGAAGGAAAAGGATCACCAGCTAAAAAATATGATAAAGTAGTATTAGGTGGAAATAAAGGAGATAAGTCTAAAACTAAGCCTGGTAAAAAGGATTACGAAAAATAAAAATTATGGGAAGAGGATATAGCGGTAATCACCCTCGTTTTTCACATAGACAAGACGAGAGATACGATGCTAAAGAAGCATACAACAAAGATCTTACTGCCTCAGCGCGTTTGCACTATTTAGAAAATGATAGACATGACCACGAGTCTCCAGCTCATTCGCACTGTTCGCCGATGCATAGACATAATGATAGACATATTAGAAGAGAAGCGAAACAAATAGCTAGAAAAAATGAAGGAGATGAGCAAGATATTTATTATGAATTAAAAGCTCAGATAGATGATGAAAGATCACAACCTCGTGGTAATATGACTAGACATATAAAACCTAAGCCAAAAGTAAAAGTAAATGATGAGAGATCAGGCGAAATAAGAAATGAAATGATTGATGAAATGATTGATGATAGACCTGATTCACCTATGAATAATAATCATTTTAGACCAGGAGATTATTCACCAGGAATGAAAAAAAGATTAGATAGACCTGGCGGTAAAGTAAAACCACCAAAAGATATTGTTTTTCCTAAACCACCTGGCATTAAAACTGAAAGAGTTGAAGATCTTAGAGAACCAAAACCACCTCGTAACCCTGGAAGAAAAAATCCTAGAGATAGATTTCAACAACTAAAAGATGATAGATATGGTTCACCGATGAACGCATGTGCTAAGTCAGAAGGCGGAAGCGGATGTATTAAGCAAATGGGTGGAGCATGGAGAGTTATTAGTAATAAAACTGATAAACCTTGGCCAGCTAAATATGCTAGTAAATCAAAAGCAGAAGCTGCGTTAAGAGGTTATCACGCGGGATAATATGGATACTTTAGGTAAATTTAAAACTAATTTTCTAAAAGATAGAAGTTCTTTTAAGATAGGATTTAATAATAGATCACCATTGAATCAATATAAAAGCACTATGGATACTAGTTTTACTATACCTAAACTTAATCCATTAGTTGGAAAAGATGGTAAATCAATTTTAGTACCAGATATTTCAGCCGAACTAGAATCTCAAGCTATGATTGCTGATGCAATTGGTAAAGCCGGTAAAAAAGTAGGTGAAGCACTTGAATCTCATTTAGATAAAAAGAAAGAGAAAAAAGAAGAAAAGAAAGAAGATCCAAAAGATAAACTTAAAGATGGAAGTTTTGCACAAAAAACTTTAGATCCAGAAGGTTATCACAATTACATTACAGCTAGAGATACAGCTAAATTAGAAAAAGACGGATTATTGAATGAAGATGGTAGAATAGATACAGATAAAATATTTTCTTTAACAAGTTCTGGAGTAAATCCTTTTGAATAAATAAAACAGTCATGGATCTGTATAAAACCAAAGAAACTTAGAAATATATAATTAACATTAAAAACAAAAAACATGGCAAAATTTATTAACTTTAACATTGTTGGTGGTTATGACGTAGCAACAGGTGCTGCAGACGCATCACTAAATGGTGATAACTTAGTAGCGGTTGATGGTATTTTAAACGTAAAAGCAGAAGCTGGTTTAGGTGGAGAATATAACGTTGTTCTTCAATTAACTGGTGGTTTATCTTGTAGAGTAACTTGTTCTACAGATGCTGATGCTACTGATCCAGCTGCAAGTATTCCATCAGCAAGTAACTATTTAGCTTTAATGAAAAAAGCTGTTAATAGAGCTATTACTGCTAACCCAGGTGGTGTAAAAGCTAGCGTTATCTTACCATTAGATAGTGATGATCCAAATATTAAATATGATGAATCACTAAGAGTATACTGGAAAGATATTTTAATTAGCTAAATATGAAACCTAGAGGTTTAGGCGATAGTATAGCTAACTTCACACAAAAAACAGGAATTAAGGCTGCTGTGCAGAGAATCGCAAGTAGCCTTAATAAACCCTGTGGATGTCAGCAAAGACAAGACTATTTAAATAAAAAATTTCCTTACAAACAATGAAAATAAGATTAAGTAGTGGTTTTAAAATAAACCCTCCATTTAAACAGGACACTACACCTATCTATGCTACTGATCTTGAAGAAGGAGTTTTAGGTAAGGCAAACAATAATGGTACTATACTAATATCAGATAAAATAACAGATCCAGAAGAAAGGCGAAGTGTTATAGAACATGAAAAAGTACATTTAGATCAAATGAAACGAGGTGATCTAGATTATGATGATGACTTTGTATACTGGAAAGGAAAAAAATATTCACGCGACGATATGAAAGAAGGCGCTCAAGATTTACCATGGGAGGCCGAAGCATACGCAAAAACAGATCCATTTGAAAAATATTAATTATGGGATACAAACAACACAACAATCCATTTAGCAGAAAAATTTCTAGTCCATTAAAACATAATGTTACTAATGCGGCTGGTGAAACATGGAGACATGGTCATAGAGACAATGGTAAAGTAGTTTCACTTGAAGCTAAAAATATAGCTGGTAGTTCAAAATTTGGTGAAAGATCCAATAGAAAAGTAAAAGGAAGAACCGAAAAAGATTTAGCTATGGAATACGCTAATCAATTAGCAGATTATTATAACAAAGGAGCTATAACAGGTGGTAATTTTTTAGCTGATGATTTTGGTAAATCGCACACCTATAGAAGAGGTGGTACCAAAAAATCTAAAAAATTTTTAACTAAATTAACCGGTTTAGATGTTTATAGAGATATGCACGGTAGAGTTGTAGTTGATAGAGGTAAAAAACGTAAATCAATAGGTGGAACAAATCAATATAATGTTCAACAAGGTGAATGGGACTCAGACGCAAAAGCTTATAAAAATATACCTGAGCAACAAGTAACTCCAGAACAAATATACGATATGATGGTTGAAGGAGGCGGAATGGTTAGTATTGTAGATGGAAAAATTGTAGCAGGTAATCCTAATGAAGCAAAATATGAGTTATCTGATGAAGATTATAATAAAGCTGCTCTTTCTGGAAATAAGAGATATAATACTCAAATTTTTGATTCTAATTATGCTCCAGAAGGATTTACTAGTGATTATGATGAAAGATCAAATGATAAAACTGGAGCTTTAACAGTTAGAGAGTTACTAGAACAAAGAAAGCAAAAAAATAATCCTATAAATAGATTAATGAGTAATAGTCCACTTCATTCAAATCATGAAGGAATGGACGAAAGAAGTAATCAAACTTTTAATTTACAAGAAGGTTATGATTATGATGAGCCAGTAATAAACGTAACAGAAAGTGAATGGGTTGTTGATCCTAATGATCCTACAAGAATGATTAGAACAATAACTACAGATGAAACTATTACAGGAAGAAGAAAAAATTTAAATCCAGGAGGACTTGGTCAAGGTCAAGCTGAAAATTGGGCTGAGTTAAAAGAAGGTATATGTAATGGTACAATAAAAGGAGATACGAGTATTTGTGATGATGTACAAACCATAAGTAACACTACAACTGAATATAAACCTATAGAAGTAGAAGTAGAAGAAGAAGATATTCCACCACCAGTAATAGAAGAAGAAGACTCAGGTCCTCCACCTTTAGATTTAGGTGTAGGAGGAGTTTCAGAAACACGTGGAGGTGATTTTAGATTTCATATACCTGATATTGATTTAATGGGTGGAATTAGAAAGATTGTTGATGGCGTAGTATTTACTAATAAAGGAAGATGTAAAGCTGGGTGTGCAACTAATAAGAATAGTTAATGTCTAAAAAACAATTTAAAGATACAACAGTCGGACAATTATTGTTTGGCGCAGCGTCTGTAATAAATCCTACGTTAGGAAATGTATTACAAGGTGTGACATCTCCTAAAGAAGCAATAGCTGAAATAACTAAATCAGATGTTTCTTTAGATGATAAGATTAAATTACAACAATTAATATACGAACAACAGAATAAAGAAATAGAAGCTATTACATCAAGATGGAAAGCTGATTCTATGTCAGATTCATGGTTAAGTAAAAATGTACGACCACTTGTTTTAGTATGGTGTATTGTTGTATTTTCTTTTGCAGGTATATTAGATAGTGTAGAAAGTATACCGTTTACAATACATGATACTTGGAATGATACTTTTGAGAAAGTTATGATGTCCGTAATTCTAGCCTATTTCGGCGGACGTACGACAGAAAAAGCTACAAGTGTATTTAAAAGTAAAAAGTTATAATAACAAGTAATTATACACTTAGAAATTAAATTAAATTAAATATTATGAAAAAATTATTATTAAGTATAGCTATGCTATTTAGCATTGCTATGCACAGTCATGACTTAAGCGACAAATTAAGAGGCGCTTGGTCAAGTGAAAACACAAGTTATTATGTTGTTATATTACACAACGAAGATAAAGGTTATGAATTAATTAATTTTTCTTTTGCAGAAAATCAAACATTAGAAGAAACTGTAGTAGAAGAAGGTGAAAATTATATAAAAACTAGAATATATAATCCAACTAATGATTTTGAAACTTTTATTACTTATACTTTTGTAGACGGTGAATTACACTGCACATTTGAAGGAAAATCAAATCATGTTACTGTTTATAGAAGATATTGGTTAATGACAAATTAAATTAAATAAAATGGCAAAAATAACAAAAGAAGAATTAGAAAAAGTTGTAAGTTTTCAAGACAAACTGTATAAAGTTACAACTGATATAGGTATTTTAGAAGCACAAAAACATGCATTATTACATGATTTAGCTGCTATTAATAAAGATACTGAAGATTATAAAAAAGTATTAGAAGATAAGTACGGATCAATTAATATAAATTTAGAAGACGGTACGTATACTGAAATAAAGAAAGATGAATAATGTAATAAGAAAGATCAGTATAGGTTCTGACTATAAAAATGATGCTATGCATTATTCTTTAGGTCAACAAGTTTATGGTGGTCACGAAATATCTCACATCTTATTTGATGAAAAAGATAATTCATATAATATTTACATAAAGAAAAACAATGAGGTATTACCTTGGAAGAAATTTAATTCTAACATGGCTATATCAATTGAGTATGATTTAGAATATTAATGAATAGTTTATATGATTTTATAGTAAAGCCTATCGGAGAAGGTAGATATAACAATAGTAAAAAAATAGGTGAAAAAGAATTAATTTTAAATACTAAAATTGAGTCTTGGAAGTTTGTTAATAGATTTGCTAAAGTTGTGTCTACACCGTTGGCTATTACTACTAATATAAAAAAAGGCGATACTATAGTTGTACACCAAAATGTATTTAGAAGATTCTACAATATGCAAGGTAAACAAACTAATAGTAGATCTTTTTTTAAAAATGATTTATACTTTGTTTCACCAGATCAAATATATTTATATAAAAATAAAGGTGAATGGCAAAGTTTTGGTGATAGATGCTTTGTAAAACCAATAAAAAATTCTGATGATATAAGAAACAGAAAAGAACAACCTTATGTTGGTATACTAAAAATAAGTAATAATAAACTAGAAGCATCTAATATTAACCCAGGTGACATGATTGGGTTTAAACCTGGCGCTGAATGGGAGTTTTTTATAGACGATGAGCGTCTTTATTGTATGAAATCAAATGATATTGTAATTAATTATGGACACAAAAAAAATAAAGAAGAATATAATCCAAGCTGGTCGTATAGCAGTTGACGAGTTAATTAAAGTTGCTAAAGAACCTATTATTGATTTTGGTCCTGATATATCTGCTGATAGATTAAAAAATGCAGCAGCAACTAAAAAGCTAGCAATATTTGATGCGTTTGAAATATTATCTAAAATAAATGAAGAAGAAAATATTATTGAAGGTAAAGTAGAACAAGAGACTAAAAAGCCAAAAGAATTTAAAGGCTTTGCAGAAGGGAGGTCAAAATAATGTATCAACAAAGTTTATATAAAGTATTAGATAATCATATTAAACCTAAAATTCTCAACAAAAATAATAGATATAAAAAATGGGAATATGGTTATAATGTAGAACATGATGTTGTAATTATAAGCAAAACAGGTGAAATAGGTGAGGTTGTAGAAATACAAAACTTAAAAATAGCTTTACCAAAAGCAAAAGAAGTTTATAAATTTGAATCAGATAGGTTTGAATATAAGCCTTTACCAAAAGAATTAAAAAGAATTAAAACGATATTTGATTGGGAAGAATATCCGTTAGATTTTAAAGAAACATGGTATGATTACATCGATAAAGAATTTGCTCGTAGAGAAGAAGGTTTTTGGTTTTATAACAAAGGCAAGCCTACTTATCTTACTGGCACTCATTATATGTACCTGCAGTGGTCCAAAATTGATGTTGGGAAACCAGACTTTAGGGAGTCAAATAGATTATTCTTTATTTTCTGGGAAGCTTGTAAAGCAGATTCACGATCCTATGGGATGTGTTACCTTAAGAACAGGCGTTCCGGGTTTTCTTTCATGGCCTCAGGAGAGGTGGTTAACTTGGCAACCATATCAAGTGA